ACCATCAAGTGCGTCATCAACTTCCTTCTTCGAAGCAAGATTACCAATTGAATCAATAACAATCATAACGTGATCATCGCGATTCAATTCCTTCATCTGCTGCATAATATCAAACTTCAACTCTTCGATATCAGTAATTGGTGTATGAACAACAGAATCAAAAGGAATACCAAACGTTTCAAAGTAAGACTGAGGAGTACCAAACTCAGAATCGTAAAACAATACAATGCCATCGGAATACTTCTTCAAAAATGCAGATGCAAGCAGTAGAGCAAACCCAGTCTTAAAGTGCTTTGATGGGCCAGCAAGCATTGTCAAACCAGGAGTAATGCCACCATCAACTGACCCAGACAACGCAACGTTAATCATAGGAACAGAGGTTGGAATCATATCCTTCTTGGTGAAGACCTTTGAGTCCTCAAGGGTAGCAGTTAGGTCTATGGTGCTATTTTTAATTAGGCGATCTTTTAGTGACATACTATTCTCCTGCGATGATTTATAATAATACTACAAAATGTGGTATTCGTCAACATCTACATGAACCACTGCTCAAGTGTGGATCTCTTTTCCACATTCCAGTTGATTGCGGTCGTAATCGTCTTCAATGGTTCCAAAAATGATTTTTCAAACTGCATGTCTCTGTCGATGTATTGATCAATGTTGAACTGGCTAGGAAGATAATCACCAACAGCAATAACATTATCGCGAACGGGATTTGGCATTTTTAGGTAACAAAACTTGATCTTGTCACCATCTTGAATAGCAGGAATGTTACGAATCTTGTGCTTCTCTAACAACATATTGAACAACAGAGCCCCCCTGACATGGATGGGAGTTCCCTTAGCATAGATCTGTGATGGATCTTTGTACTTATCCATGCCCCTGATACCACGAGGGAAAGCAACCTCTTCAAAAGACAAGGTACTAAATTTTTCTTTAAACTCTTTAACAAATTGCTGTAGAGCAGCTTCATCACTACTCATAATTACACTCAACGCTTTCTTGATAGATTGGCGGCATGCAGCAGGAGTTGAGGAGCGAACAGCTTCAATTCCTTTCATTTTCATTTTAGGCTCTGAGTACTGGACACCTTCAGAGTTGTGAACATTGACGATGTAATGCTTCTTACCAGTCCAAATACCTTTATCTGCAATGATTTCACGCTTCATCGAGATCTTTTGCACAGCACAGTTTAGATATTGCTTGAGTTCCTCATAGCCACGAGAAAGAATATCATCGATCTTCTCTTTGCAAACCTTATCGAGGAATTCAACACCCTGTTGAATGGTGGGCTTATCACCAACAAATTTCTTAACAAGAGGACCAAAGTTAATATACAGTGAATCTGTATCGATGGCAATCACATAATCAACACCTTGAGTCTTTAGTATCTTATTCAGATAGTTATTAACTCTTGCTTCAGCCCATTGAATAGTGAGCTGACCGGTAACAGTAATTGATTCAGCAATCCGCATATCATAGTATCGAAAAAACTCATTGGACATTGCACCATACAATGAGTTCATCAAAATCTTGATAGCCTGTTCTTGGTTATATCGCTTTGTTGATTCTCTTTCAAGAAACTTCTTCTCAGAGGGATCTTTAGCTTGCTCTAATTTCTGGTCAATCTCTAACATTTGCTTCTTAACAACGTTTCGTTCGTTGTATAGGCTTTGAACCATTCTAGGAAGAACACCACCATCACCGGTACTAAAGTATTGACCAGTTGCTGTCATACAATGACCAGGGAGTTGACGTAGCTGTATTTTATTCAAAAGGTTCTCAACAGATACACCTGAGTGAGTTTCGTTGATGATTGTTTCCGGTGACATATTATATTGCATGATGATATGAGGGTACAGTGATGCAACGTCAAAGGAAACAACCCAGTGATGCAACCCACAAATAGGGTCCTTAACATAAGCACCCTCGATCTGTCTTGTTTTAATCTTGGATATCTTTGGAGGCACTACAATGTTCTTACGACGAAGTTCATTATAGATCAAAGCATCCCACATATTAACAGGACCAAATGCTTCTGAGTAATTGACCAGACCCTTATAGGCAATCGTTAGACACAAAGAAATCAATCCAAGCTTCTCTTCCATCTTATCGACAAGAGAAGTATCACGAATGTTATAGTCAATAAACTTTTGATGGTCTTTCTTATACAGATCAAACAGGTTTGTATATTCAGAATAGTCTAACTTCTTCAAACCAAGTACCGTGTTAGCAATATGGTCAAGCTTATACGATTCTTGCGTGCCATACTTGTATGCAAACTTTTTGAACAGATCCATATAGTCGAGCTGTTGAATGCCAACAACATCATATACCTGATGCTCGTTTTCACCAATTGTAATCACATTATCTTTAACAATTAACCATGGAGAAAGCTGCTTCATGTAGCTCTCGCCAAGGACATAATTGATACGATTGACGAGATAGACCATATCAAATAGTCTACTATTCCATCCTGTAACAATATCTGGATACTTGTATTGCCAGTGCGCTAGGAACCTCTTGAGTAGTTCTTGTTCATCCTGGCACTTGACATATTGAATTGTTAACTCGGTGTTAACAGTCTGCGTTGAGTCATATTCACCAAGACCCCAGCAGAAATAGATATCATCCAATGAGCTACGCATTGCAATTGCGGTTACGGGATGACGAGCTAAATTGGCATGAGGGAAACCACTGTCTGATTGTACTTCAATATCGATTGATGTTACGTTGATCTGGTTAATGTCCCACGGACAACCTTCTTCATTGAACATATCGGAGATAGTTTGATGCACATAGTTCTGGGTACCATGGATCTGAAAGTTTTGTATATCTTTATGGTCTTTACAAAACGCATAAGCTTCACTCATCGAATCAAATTCAATTGGAGCTACATGCCTTCCATCCAACGTCTTCATTTCCGTTGGCTTGGGTGAATTTAGATAGAGTGTGGGCTTGAATGCTATTTTTCTCTTTAGAGGCTTACCATTGTAATAACCTCTAAAGAGAATATTGTTACCGTGACGATCAACGGAAGTATAAAAAAGTGACATTGTTACCTCATAATGATTAAATATTATTATAGACCAATACCACTAATAAATCAAGTAAAAATTGTAAGCGCTTCCTCAAACAATTCCCTGCGCTCGTCGAGACCAATTGTGCCACCATTAATTCGCTTGGTTACAGTGAGTACATCCTTGTGATCAGCATATTCATTAAGATTGTGTTTATCCCAGAACCAAGCTGCTGATCTGATTGCACCTTCCGGAGTTTCTAAATAATCAGGATTTGCTTCCAGATCTACTCCAAGATCCTCGCCACAAGATGTATAATTATCTTTGCCAGTTAATTGGACTGCGCCACGACCACGGAAACGATAGCCGTCCCCAGAATCTTCACTGCCATTACCCATGCGATCAGCATAGACGCGATTAGCAATCTTTCTAGGATCATTTGCGTAGTCATCTGGGTCAACGTCTTTAAAATATCTTGGAAAAATTTGTACAAGACGAGCTGCCTTATAGTTTAGATTTTCATGAAGTTTGGTCAATCCACCCGACTCATGACCAATCTGTGCCAGGAACATAGAGATGCGTTGTGATGTATTGATTTCAAATTCATCAATAGCTTTGTTAATTGGGTCTACAAAATTCTTGAGCACGGAGTCATCTGTGTCTTCAAAGAATTTAATTAATTGGTCAAGCGTAATTTTCATAATGCCTCCAAAAAAGAAAACGGGGAATTTCTTCCCCGTTATTTATTATTAAAAAGACTGACTTGGAATTCTCTGTCTTAATGTATTCGCAACAACATTATGTATTTCACAACGGTAGATTCCCAAGTCAGCAAGCTCTCTATCACTTAATTTATTCAATTCAGAAAATGCTGAACTGTAAGCTAAGTTTCTTTGTAACCAAGTTGTTGTTTGGTTAACAAAGTAGTTAAGAATATTTAACATATTATTCCTTAATTTCTATTTTCTTTGGCTTTTTGTCTTCTGGGATAACGTGTTCCAACCAGATTTTCAACATTCCATTTACCATCTTAGCGTTGTTAACAACGACGTGGTCGGCAAGAGTAAAGGTGCGAGTGAATGGGCGATCTGAAATGCCCTTGTGAAGAAATTGAACATTAATGCCATCATCAGTAAGAGTTTCAACCGTAGTGTGGCCATGAATTTTCAACTTATTTTCTTCTAGGGTAAGCTCAATGTCCTGCTTACCAAAACCTGCAACTGCCATCTCAATCACGTAGATGTTGTCAGC